AACAGCAACTTTATCAAATGCAACTTATTATGTTAGAGTTGAAAATAATGATGGTGGTGCAGTTAGAACATCAAGTGCTATTTTAACAGTTTCACAAGCACCAACTTTTAGTACATCTGCTGGTTCATTAGGAAGTGTATCTGCTGGAAGCACAGTATCGTTAGATATTGACGCATCATCAGACTCAACAATAGCTTTTTCAGAAACAACATCTGTTTTAACATCAAATGCTAACACACCAGCAAGTACAATGAATTTATCATTAAACAGTAGCACAGGTGCAATAACAGGAACAGCACCTAGCCCAACAGGTGAAACTACCTACACTTTTACTATACGAGCAACTGACGCAGAATCACAAACGGCAGATAGAGAGTTTTCAATTACTGTAAGTGTTGGTATAAACAACTCAGGACAATTTAATTAGGAATATATTATGGCTTCAACTTATTTAACAAAAACATTTTCATCAGGTGGTAATCAAAGAATATGGACTTCGAGTTTTTGGGTAAAATTAAATATTGCTTCAGGTGAAGATAATTATATTTATACTTATGCTCAATCTTCAGGTGCTACTCCAAGAGGTTCAATGGAATTTAGAAGTGATGCAAATGGAAATACTTTTAGAGTAGGATTTAATCCAACAGGTTCAAGTTGGATTAATTGTGATGTAGATAATAGAAAATTTATAGATTATTCAGCTTTTTACCACGTGGTTGTTGCAGTAGATACAACACAAGCAACAGCTTCAAATAGAGTTAAAATTTATATTAATGGTGAACAAGAAACAGTATCAACTCAACCAAGTCAAAATTTTGATACTGGTTTTAACCATACTCATCAAACAAGTTTTGGTAGATATGAAAACGCAGATAGTTCATATTTTAGTGGAGTATTATCACACATTAACTTCATAGATGGAACACAATATACTGCATCAACTTTTGGAGAAACTGATTCTACATCAGGAATTTGGAAGCCAAAAACGAGTCCCAGCGTCACCTATGGTTCTAATGGATTTTTCTTAAAATTTGAAAATAGTGGTGCTATGGGTACAGACAGTTCAGGTAACTCAAACACATTTACAGTATCAGGAAATTTAACTCAAAATGTAGATACACCTAGTAATAACTTTGCTACTTTAAATCCTTTATACAACCAAACTGGTGGTCAAGGTGTTGTTTTGGCAAATGGAAATACTAGATGTTCTTATAGTCCTAACAGTAGCAGAAGTGCATTTGGAACAATAGCTGTTGGAACTGGAAAATATTATTATGAGGCAAAATTAGAATCAGCAGGAACTGCTCCAGTAGTAGGTGTAGTAGATTTAGCTTGGCCTGATATAAATGGTGCAAGTGGATATGCTTTCCATGATAGTGCTTTAAACTTTGGTTATGACGTAGGTGGTCAAAAAACAAGTGGTGGTAGTGCGTCAGCTTTTGGTTCTGCTTTAAATAATAACGATATTGTTCAAGTAGCTATGGATTTAGATAATTCAAAATTATATTTTGGAGTTAATGGAACTTGGCAAAGTTCAGGAGACCCTACAAGTGGTTCGACAGGTACAGGTTCAGCTTATAATTTAGCTAGTGATACATTATATACTTCAGCTTGTAGAATTAGAAATGGTGGTGATTGGAGTTTTAACTTCGGACAAGGCTACTTCGGCACAACTAGTGTAGCTTCTGCTGGAACTGCACCAAGTGGTGGGGGAATCTTCGAATTTGACTGCCCGTCGGGCTACCAAAGTTTATCCACGAAAGGCATTAACAGTTTCTAATTAATATGATAAAAAGGATTTAACTATGGCTTATATTTCATTTCAACCAAAAGATTATTTTAATAGTCATTTATATTCAGGAAATGATACCACAAATAATCAACAAGTAGGATTAACACCTGATTTAGTTTGGGTAAAGTGTAGAAACAACGGAGTACCCTCACATTATTTGGTAGATAAAGTAAGAGGAGATGAAAAATATATTTCTACTAATGCTACAACAGCAGAACAAACAGATAGTAATACTTTTGATTTAGTAAGTGGTGGATTTAATTTAGCTGGTGGTAATGGGTGGACTAATGTTACTGGAAGAAATTATGTAGCTTGGAACTGGAAAGCCAATGGTGCTGGAGTATCAAACACAGACGGAAGTATAACATCAACAGTTTCAGCTAATACTACATCAGGTTTTTCAATAGTTACTTGGACAGGTAATTCAGGAAGTGTTGGACACGGATTAGGAAAAAAACCAGCTATGATTATTACGAAATCACTAGGTGCTAGTGGTGGGTGGTACACAACACATAAAAGTTTAGGTGCAGAAATGCAAGATAATTATATATTTTTAAATACTGGTGATGGTAATTCAACTAATAATGATATTTGGGGTGGAGAACCAACAACATCTACTTTTTCAGTAGGAAGTGGTCTTATAGGTAATACAACTCACGTTGCTTATTGTTTTGCTGATATTCAAGGATTTAGTCAAATTGGCAGACAATATATTGGAAATGGAAATGCTGATGGTGCATTTGTTTACACAGGATTTAAACCAGCTTTTGTTATGATGAAAAAAGTATCAGGTGCAGGTTATGATTGGGTTATCTTTGATAATAAAAGACTTGGTTATAATGACGCAAATAAAAAACTTGTTGCTAATGATACTGATGTTGAAGCAAATACTTCACCAGCAGGACAAATTGATCTACTTTCTAATGGATTCAAAATTCGTACAACTGATGGTCATATAGCAGATGCTTCACCATACTTTTATATTGCTTTTGCTTCTGAACCCCTAGTTTCGTCAAATGGTGTCCCAACTTGTGCTAGATAATCAACAAAGGAGATAATGATGCAAATTTCAAAAAATTTTGTTTTACACGAATTTGAACGAAGTATGGTAGCCGAAAGAAAAAATATTAATAATAAAGCTGGTAGTGGAGAGATTAAAAACATAACTGAACTTTGCTATAATGTTTTAGAAAAAGTTAGAATTAAATTTGATGAAAAACCTGTAAGAATATTATCAGGATTAAGAACTTTAGAGTTGAATCGTGCTATTGGCAGTTCTGATAATTCGCAACATATCTCGGCAAAAGCCGTAGATTTTGAAATCCCAAAAGTGTCTAATCTTGCCGTTGCAATTTATATATCTACATACCTTTCTTTCGACCAGCTTATTCTTGAATATTGGAAAAATGATTCAAAAGATATTAATCAAGGGTGGATTCACGTTTCTTATGATTCGGAAGAAACTAACAGAAAACAAGTATTAACATTTGACGGCAAATCATATACAAACGGATTGCCTGACACTAAATGGTCAGGTGGCCAATTAATTAATTAGGGTAACTTGCGAGAGGAAGTTGCCCTTATAAAGAAAGGAAAAATACTATGCCAATGGGAAAAGGAACATACGGGTCTAAAAGAGGAAGACCAGCTAAAAAGAAAAAGAAAAATAAAAAGAAGAAGAAGTAATGAAGAAGAAACCTATATTTGCTAAAGCTAGACCAAAAAGATTAGGGAAACCAAAATCTTTTAATAAGAAGTCTAAAGCTTATAAATCAGCTAAAAGAAAAGCTGATAAGAAGTTTGGTAAAAAGGTTTCTCTTTATAAAAACATCTTTATCTCACAAGCTATCAAGAAGTTTAAGCCGAGAAAGAAGAAATAATGTCTAAGTCTGCACTACAAAAAATAGAATCACACGAGAAATTATGTAGAATAATGCAGAAACTAACACACGATAAAATCCACTCAATAGAGGAAAGAGTAAAGCGATTAGAGAAGATTTTACTAATTTCCACAGGTTCATTAATTAGTGCTATGGGCTTTATTATTATCACCCTACTAGATAGAGTGTAAGACTTTACAAATCACCTAAATATAAGTACAAGTAAAACTTGTATGATTTACAAATCAGTTTTAATTATTAGTGATACCCATATACCTTATCACGCAAAAGAACTTATACCTTTTCTAAAGCTTTTAAAAAAAAAATATAAACCTGATAGAATAATCCATATTGGAGATGAGGTTGATAAACACGCAATGTCTTTTCACGATAGCGACCCTGACTTACCTAGTGCTGGTGATGAGTTGCGTATATCAATTCCTATAATACAAGAATTAGAAACACTATTTCCTAAAATGGATTTAATGGACTCAAATCACGGAAGTTTAATTTATAGACGAGCATTAAAACACGGAATCCCAAAAGCATATTTAAGAAATTACAATGAATTTTTAAAAGTTGGTAAAGGGTGGAATTGGCACGACGATTTAACAATAGACACACCTTTAGGTAAAGTTTATTTCTGTCACGGAAAAACTGCTGATGTATTAAAACTTGCTCAATCAATGGGAATGAGTTGTTGTCAGGGTCATTACCATTCGTCAATGGGAGTAAGGTATTATGGCAACAGCTTAGGATTGTATTTTGGCTTACAAGTAGGTTGTATGATTGACAATAAGTCTTTAGCATTTAGATATAACAAAGTACAAAAAGCTAGACCCATAATTGGTTGTTCTATAATTTATAATGGACTTCCTATTATTGAACCATTTTTAAAAGATAAAAAAGGTAATTGGACAGGTAAGCTATTATGAAGAAGAAATGCTGTGGAAAGTATGCTTTAAAAGGCGAGAGAGCAACGGAGAGTGCCTTAGATAGACAAGAGCAAGGAAGTCATTATAAAAATGCACCTATTCAAGCTATCGAGTTTATAACAGCACAT